GATGTTTATAAAAATAAAGACTACTACTGGTTAGCTGGTTCACCTGATGGTATTTCTATAGATAAAAATGATCCAAACGCAGAACCCGTTTTATTAGAAGTTAAATGTCCTTACAGAAGAAAAATTAAAACTGGCGAAATACCACATCATTATTATCCACAAGTTCAATTAAATCTATTTATATGTAATCTTAAAATTGCCGACTTTATAGAATATAAACCTCCTAATGTTATGAATATAGTAAGAGTTTACAGAGATGAAGATTGGTTAAGAAAAAATTTAAATATTCTTGAAAATTTTTGGAAAGAAGTAGAATATTATAGAGAAAATGATATAACTACTCATCATAAATTTAAAAAACCTAAAAAAATTTTAGATTTAAGAGAAGAAGAACAAAAAGATACAGATTTAACAATGTATATGTTTAGGGAAAATTAATATACAATAATTACTAAAAATAAACTAGTTTAAAAAAATATTATAATACTATATTAAAATGGGGATTAGAGGCCTTAACACAATGATTAAAAAGATGGCTCCAGAAGCAATAGTTCATAAAAATATTTCGGATTATAAAAATACAATAGTCGCCATAGATTGCAGTATTTTAATATATAAATTTAGATACGCATCTAAAAATGAAAATTCACATATACTTGGAATTTTAAATAGAATTAAATTTTATATTATGAATGATATTCTTCCAGTTTTTATATTTGATGGAATCCCGCCAGAAGCTAAAAAAAATACACTTCTTAAAAGACAAAATGCTAAATACAAATTGTATCTTAGGCTTGATGAGTTAAAAGAAATGGTACCTAGTAGCGAAGAAGAATTTTTAAAGATAAATAGTGAAATAGAAAAAATTAATTCTCAAATAATAAATGTCAAGAAACATCACATAGATGAATGTAAAACTATGTTAACTTATTGTGGTATACCTTTTTTAGATGCTCCAAATGACGCTGAAAAATATTGCGCTTTTTTACAAAGAAACAATTTAATAGATTTTACAGTAACAGATGATACAGATTCTTTAACATTTGGTTGTCAATCAGTCTTGAGAACAACAATTGTAAAGGATATAATAGAAGTAAATTTAGATAAAATATTAGAAAAGTTTAACATGAGTTATGAAATGTTCGTAGATTTTTGTGTATTATCGGGTTGCGATTATTGTAAAACTATTGAAAAGATAGGACCAGTTACGGCATATAACAATATAATTAAGTATGAAAATTTAGAAAATTATTTTAAAAACAATAATAATCCTGATGTTAATCAAAAAGATTTTACAGAAGCCAGAGAAATATTTACCAAATTTGAATATGAATTACCCGATAAAGAATTTTTTAAACTTAAACCATCAAATAAACCAGGGCTTTTGCTTTTTTTGAATAAAAATGATATTAAAGAAAATGCAATTAAAAAAATAATTAAAATTTTAATTTAAAAAATTTTTTTTTTCTTTTGTAAATATTAAAATAAATGAGTGGATTTGGTATAATGTCTTTATTCGGTCGCAAGCGTAAGGCGCGCAAGTCGCGCAAGTCTCCTGGTCGCAAGCCCCGTCGTGGTGGCGTCAAGAAGCTTTCGAAGTCGATGGCGTACATTGTCGTCGGCGGCCGCAAGCGCAAGCTTTACAAGGGCCACAATGGTGGCCTTTACTACCGTACCCGTTCGGGTCGTCACTACGTCCCCAAGTCGGTTCTCCGTCGCAAGGGTCACCTTCTCTCGCCAAAGAAGCGTCGCGTTCGCCGCGCGCGCAAGGCTCTCCGCAAGCGCCGTGGCCGCGGTCGCAAGCTTAAGCAGACTAAGTCCGCGAAGGCTGCCCGCGCCGCGTACCGCCGCCGCAAGGCGCGCCTCAGCCGCTTCGGCCTTTTCTAAATTAATATACACTATTAAAAAGTATAATAAACAATAAAAAATTATGTAATTATATAGTTTTTATTGTTTATATTTATAAATTTATTTACTTTCTATTTGTCTTCTTTGGCACTACTTTTCTTTTATATTTTTTACCATACTGCATAGACTGTGCCTGTGAAACAAGAGCCTGAAGCATTTGTCCATATGTATTAGCAAAATTAGCTAACAAATTATATAAATTATAGTATGCACCTTCATTTACTAAAACATCATTTTTAAATAATATTTCAAGACCTTCTGGAACTCCACCGTTTACTATTGTATTATATACAGCTGTATCGGCTAAAGAAGGACTTGTTAAACTCTGTAATTGTGCACCTAAATTTGTTAATAATTGTCCCCATTGAGGTTGAGATCTTTTTTCTGGTTTGATAGCAACACTTGCATTAAAAGCTCCAGCACCAATAGCATATTGTATTTCATTTCTAAGTTGATTTAACATGTTTGAAATATTGCTTCTAGCAAAATCGAGCGAACTAGTTTGAAGACGTGGATCCATTTAAATATATTATAATTAAAATATTTTAATTAATAATATCTTTTAATTCTATTTTTTCATTTTTATTTAAAATAGCTCTTTCTATAACTCTAATGTTAGATGGATATTTTTTATCAAGTACTTTTGTTGCTATTAATTTATTTTCGGTTATTTTAAATTCGACTACACAATTATCTTTATAATTATTTAAATTTTTAATAGACAATACATCTTCTGATAGTTTATCGTTTATTTTTGCAAAAAGTTTGAATTGTTTAAAATTTGTTGTATATAAATCTATACAATCTTCTTTTTCCATAATAGATAAATTAAAAGTAATATTATTTGAATTTCTCCATATAAAATAAGAATAATTCAAACCAAATTTAATAGGTAAATCTTCTGGTACTAATATTAATTCTTCGTCTTTATTTACATCTGTTATTGCACCTAATTTTTTAAAATCAACTAAAGTTATAGTTAAAGGCGATATTATATTATGGATTATAGAATCTAATTCTAATTGTCTATCTGAAAAGTTATATCTCATTGTATTTTTATAAGAAACACAATAAGAATCTACTAAGATTACATTTTCATTATTAAATAAAATTTCTATAACGGTTCCTTTATGATATTCATCCATTGTTTTAATATCAACCGAATAAAATTTAAAATTTTCATCTACTATAACTGTTTTTGTATCTGAATGTTTATTTAAAAAGAAAAATAATACACCGCGTTTATATTTTTCTATATTTCTTATATAACAATTATAATTATATTTTTTAAGCTTGATAAGGTTATCTCTATTTAAACTTAATTGAGATGAAAGAGGGATTTTTTCATCATCTTCAAATTTAAAACTGAATATATTATTTAATAAAAAATTTATAGTAGTTAGATATTTCTTATCATAAATTTCTGTTATCATTTGATGTTAAATATATATATTCTTTAAATATATTTAAAGATTATCTATATATTCATTTAGTTAATCGATGGGAGAACGTGCCTTTAATGATAGAGAAAAGACGTTAGTAGAATTTCTACTAATATATTATAAAAATAAAATTAAAATTTTTGCAGACATTATATTACAAAAAACACCTTTAAGCCTTAGATTATTAGATTGGTTAGTTACAAATTACGCTAAAAAATATAACATTATATATCCTTTGTATTTGTCTTCTGGTGAAATGAAATATTTCAATATATATCTCGATTATAAAAATCAATTAAAAGCTTATTCTAAGAAATTCTTCGACCCATTCTGTAGACAAAATAGAATATTAATTAATATTGATACATTAAATTGGTGTAAATATGAGAATAATAAAACCAGTGAAAATCAGCTTATAACAACAGTTGGACAATTAAATTTTTTTAGATGGTTTATAGATAATAAAATATTAGATTATGCTTTAAATAATATTAGACTAGTAGACAATGATATGACAATAACAATGAAAAATAAAGACAAATATAAAAGAAATGTTTTATCTCCTTCTGCTATTAAAGGAATGTGTGTATCAGATAGAAGTATTACAATAAATTTTAAATATTAATTTAAAGTTTAAATATATTATTAAATATAACTATAAATAGAATGTCAGATATAGACAATCCACTTATAAAATGGTTTCATGTATGTAATAAATACACCCATGATATTAACAATGTAACTCATTATATTATGGCAGGCGGTAAATTAGATTTAAATGAAGATTATGATAAATTTTTAGAAGTTTATGCAAAAAATATTGAATATAAAACAAGTATAGTAGAATTAAGAACTAACATATTTAAATTTTTTGTAGATTTTGATATTTTGTCGTCTGAGCCATTTGATATTAATGATTATATAACTACAATACAAGAATTTATTTATAATGTATATGGTAAATATTA